GGCTGCGCCACCATCGCGCCCGACCGTGCCGTCTCGATCGGCAATCCGGCGCAGGACCTGACTGCGACAACGCAGCTGCCGATCACGTATCAGGAGGCGTACACCCGCGCACTGCGCTGGGCGCATGACTGCCACGATATTTCGCGCAACCATCAATACAGCGCGACGATCGAGGCCAACATCGACAACGCGGCGCGCACGGCGATGGTGCACGTCAAACGCGCGGCACTGCAGGGTGGCGGCGATTTCGAACGGCTCGACTTCACGGCCACGCCGACCGGCACCGCGATGACCATTACCGTCAATAACACTCGCTGGTGGGGCAAGCCAGAGCTGCAGGCCGCCGAAGCCAGCGTGAAGAGCGGCACCACGCAGTGCCATTGGATGTTCGACCAGGGGGAACAGTCATGATAATCACGTGCCAGGAGTGCAAAAAGGAATATTCCAGCGAGGCGAAAGCCTGCGTGCATTGCGGCGCGCGGAATCCGCACCGCATGAGCGGTGCTGGCAAGCTCGGCGTCGGCGTTGCCGTGGTAGTGGGTTTGTTCGTGGTGTTCCTGATCATCGGGACGCTCAACAGCCCGACATCGGGCGGCTCGGCGACCACGGCCGACCTATGCTCGCAGTCCGCCGAAGCCGCGCACTACATCGCGGCCATGAGTGCCAGCCCCAGCGACGTCGTCCGGGTTACCGACCAAGTCATCGCCGACCGCAAATATCCGCTGCTTGGCGACAAAGTCGTTGCTTCGATCGGCAATGTCATCGCGATCGGCTGGGGCACGCGCACGCCGGATCAATTCGCGGACAGCATGCGTGCGACGTGCGAGCGCAACGCCGGATCGTAACCGGTGGTAGCATCGCAACCCATCCAGCCCCGCCACGTGCGGGGCTTTTTGTAGGGCGAAACGTTTCGCTCCCAACGCCTGACGCACCAACCGTAGCCTGACACGAACCCGCCAATCAGACGGGTTCATCGCCGGGCGGCGGTTCCTCCCTGTCCGCCGCCCGGCACCTTCAGGGAGTCGGGCATGAAAGATCGTTTGACCGCCGTTTACGTCCGCCTTGCAGCGTCACTGGAAGGCTTCGGCATGATGGCGCTGTGGGCGCTGCTCTCGTTGCTGCTGCTGCTGGTGATCGCGGTCGCGTTCAACCCGGCCAAGTTCGGCAGCTATCTCTGGATCGTTTCGAAGTTGTCCCTGGCCGCGGTGCTGGGTTACGGCTTCGACCGCGCGGCGTCGCCGAACGGACGTCCGTCCAAGCTCGACGGGATCGAGCGCGCGATGGCGCAAACGCGCCGCGCCACGCTGATGGCCGCGGCAATCGTGGCCGCGGGTTTGATGCCGTGAATTCGCGCCGGCCCGCAGACGCAGACCGCAAACCTTCGGCGCCAACCGGGGAATGCCCCGTGTGCGGCCGGCCGATGCGAACGCATGAGCGGGCGAAGCATTCACCCACCGGGTCGATCAAGCAATACGCGCTGGAAAGCCTGTTCGGCACCCGGCGCATAAACGGAGGTTTCGTGTGACCTCCGCGCAAGCCTATCGCCTGCTGGCCTTGAGCCCGATCGATCCGCAGCCGGAAACGTGGCGCTGGCAGCGCGCCGGGCACCTCGTGACCGTGCTGCTGCGCAAGATCGCGCTGCACGCCCCGCACTGGAGTCGACCATGATCGATCGCCGTCGCAATCCCGAATACCGCGGACTCACCGGACTCGGCTACACCACCGGCCGCATTCCCTCCGCGTTGATCGCCTTCGTGCTGGCGATACTTGTGGTGTTCGTGATCGCGGCACTGGCCAATGCCGCGCACGCCGCCGGCACCACGCCGACGCTTAGCGCACAGATCACAGCCGTCGACGTGCCGGAAGTCAATGCACTACAACGTCATTACGTGGAACAGGCCGCCGAGGAAGTCTGGGGCATTGACGCTTCGCCGGCGCGTCTGGCTGCGCAGATCCACCAGGAATCGCATTGGCGACCCAAGGCGCGCAGCGCGGTGGGCGCGGAAGGCTTGGCGCAGTTCATGCCGTCGACGGCGAAATGGATCGCGCAGCAATTCCCTGACCAGCTTGGCCAGTTCGATCCGTGGAATCCCCAACAGGCTGCGCTGGCGGCAGCGATCTATGATCACTGGTTGCTGGAACGCAACCAGGGCGACACCGCGTGTGCCAGTTGGGCGTTCGCATTGTCCGCCTACAACGGCGGCGAATCCCGGCTGCAGGCCGAGCAGACGCGCGCCGAGCGTGCGGGCGCCAATCCGTTGATGTGGTTCGGCCAGGTGGCGAACTATCGCGACCGCAGCATGGCGGCGTGGCGGCAGAACCGCGGCTATGTGCGCCAGATCCTGCTGGTGCTGGAACCGGCCTACATCGACGCCGGCTGGTCCGGCACGGTGGTGTGCGCATGAAGGGCTGGATTGTCGCCGCCGCGCTCGCCGCCTTGGTCGCGTCGTTCGGACTGGGCGCGTGGGCAGGCGTCAGTTGGTGTAACGGTCACCACGCCAAAGCCGCGCTCGCTGAAAAGACCACGGCCCTGCACGGCGCGCAGCAGGACCTGGCCAATTACCACGCACAGTTGCAGCAAGCCTCGGCGCAGTTCGTCACCGACGCCGCTGCGCTGCGCAGCATCGCGGAGGATTACGCCAATGGCCGCAACGATCAGCAGCGGTTCTATGCCGCGCACAACGCAAAGCTGGAGCAGTTTCTTGCGAGCCGCCCGGATCTGGTTGCTTGCGACATCGGTCCTGTCGGTCTCGGCCTGTGGAATGCGGCCAACCGCGGTACGGATGCCGCCGCCGACCCCGCCGGCGCTGGAGCAACCACTGCCGCAGACCGATCCGAGTCTGTTGGCCGAATGTCCGCCGCTACCGTTGGCCGCGTCCGGCAAATTGCCCGACCTCCAGCGCAACCACGAACAGGTGACGGCGCTGTATCACGACTGCCGGCGCCGCCAGCGCGACCTATCCAAAGCAGTGACGACCCGCGAGGCGCAGGAAGCGGCGCGCCTGCAGCGAGCACGTCAGGCGGCGGACACAGCCGCGCAGCACTGATCCTTGCAACAGGGGAAAGCTGGTGAACGTTTTCGTTTACGTGGTCGCGGCCTTCATCGCGATCGGCATCTTGACGATCGTGCTGGTGATTGGGCTGGCGTGGCTGTCGATGCGCATTCAGCGGTTGGAGGACCGGATGACGGACGGCCCTTCGCACAAGGACCTTACGGCCATCCGCGACCGGCTCGGAGAGATGTCCGGTCACATGAACGCACTGGCGTCACAGCAGCAAGTCTCGACCCAGGCGATCCAGACAATCCAGAAACACCTGATGGAGTCCGACTCATGAAGTCCTTTGCCGACCGCCTGCGCGAAGACCGCCGCCTGGTGATGCTGCGGCTACTCTCGGAGCAGCGCGGCTACACGCTCAACAGTTCCAACGTACACGCCGGGGTCGATTACCTGGGCATTCAATGCACGCGCGCCGAAGTGCTGGCCGACCTGCGTTTCCTGGGCGACAACGGCTTGGTGACACTCGAACCGCTGGCCGACATCGAGGGGCTGTACAAGGTCACGCTGACCCGCGCCGGTCGCGAAGTGGCGCAGGGCCAACAGGAAGTCGCGGGCGTTTCCACGCCGGCGCCGCGGTGACGCCGACATGCCCCGCAAATCCAAGGTGGTACGCCTGCCCGCGGAGCAACGTCGCTTCGTCGAGAAGCTGCTGCGCGACGACAGCCTGACGCTGGACGAGGTGTTCGCGAAGGCGCGCGCGCAATTCCCCGACATCAAGACCAGCCGCTCCGGACTCGGCCGCTACAAGCAGCAGGTGGATGAGCTCGCCGGCCGCATGCGCGACATCCAGACTGCCGGCACCGCGCTGGTGGCGGAGCTGGGCGAAGACCCGAACGATCGCGGTGGCCAGTTGCTGGTCAACGCCGTCACCACACTGGCCACGCACGCGGCGCTGAAAGCCACCGGCGCCGACGCCGACGAAGAACTTTCGATAAAGGAGATCGCGCAGCTCGCCCGCGGCGCGCGTGCCGTGATGGAGACGCGCAAGATGTCGCTGGCCGAACGGCAGCAGATCGCGAAGGACGCGCGAGAAGCGCTGCAACGCGAACAGGCCGAGCAGCTCGCCAGTGTGGCGAAGTCGCGCGGCTTGAGTGCCAAGACCGCCGAGACCATTCGCAAAGAGATCCTCGGCATTGCATGAAGCGCGCGCCCGCCAAGAAGCCGCTGGCCCTGACGATCGACGATCAGCTGCGGGCTGACCTGCCCGACACGTCGACGAGCGATGTGCCGGCGGCGCTGCTGCCGTATCAGCAGGAATGGATTGCCGACCAGTCGGCGTTCAAGGTCGACGAGAAAAGCCGCCGCACCGGCCTCACCTGGGGCGAAGCTGCCGACAACGTGCTGATCGCTGGAAGCGATCGCGCGAGCGGTGGCCAGAACGTGTACTACATCGGCTACAACATGGACATGGCCATCGAGTACATCGAGGCCTGCGCCATGTGGGCGCGCGTGTTCAACCAGGCGGCGGGCGCGATCGAGGAAGGCCAGGAGCTTTTCGAAGAGGGCAAGGAAGACAAGGTCATCAAGACCTACACCATCCGCTTCGAGTCGGGCTTCCGCATCGTGGCGCTGTCATCGCGTCCCGCCAACCTGCGCGGCAAGCAGGGCGTGGTCGTGATCGACGAAGCGGCATTCCACCAGGACCTGGACGAACTGCTCAAAGCCGCGATCGCGCTGTTGATGTGGGGCGGCAAGGTGCGCGTGATCTCGACGCATAACGGCGTCGACAACCCGTTCAACCAGCTGATCGAGGACATCCGCGCCGGCAAGCGTTCCGGCTCGGTGCATCGCACGACTTTCGACGAGGCATGCGTGCAGGGTCTGTTCCGTCGTGTATGTCTGCGGCTAAACAAACCGTGGTCGAAAGAAGCCGAGGCCGAGTGGAAAGCCGAGATCCGCAAGACCTACGGCGACGCGGCCTCCGAAGAGCTGGATGTGATTCCGGCGCAGGGCTCGGGCACATGGCTGTCGGGCGTGCTGATCGAGGCGCGCATGGTTCCGGCGCCGGTGCTGCGCTACACCTGCCCGCCGGGCTTCGAGAAGGAACCGGACGCGTATCGCCAGGGCGTCATCGACGACTGGCTGAAAGCGGAAGTCGCGCCG